GGATTTCAATCCCGACCCGTCAACATTGGGTGGTGACGTTACTTACTCAATAGCGGCAGGATATGAAGACACGATTTCAGATATTGCGAATATTTCAACTATTTACAAATTTGAATTGAAAGGGGCTAACTCTTTTGAGCAAACAATACAAACTTCAAGAGATAACGGAACTACGTTTTTTGAGCAAGTTTTAACGGTTCAATTGAAAAAGCAAGACGTTCAAACGCACAAAACAGTTAAATTGTTAGCATACGGACGACCTCACATTATTGTAAGAACACGAGATAATAATTTCTTTATTGCAGGATTGCAAAGAGGTTGCGACGTAACTGCGGGAACGGTATCGAGTGGGGCGCAGATGGGTGATTTTTCAGGTTATTCTTTGACTTTTACGGGCATGGAGAATTTGCCCGCCAATTTCTTAAATACAAGTTCTGAAAGCGACTTGGCAACAACAATTTTGAACGGAGCAACAATAGTTGATTCTTAGAATTTTCTTTTCTCCAAGCATAGATTAACCCTGCCTAAATTGGTGGGGTTTTTCATTTTTAGAAACAGAAACACGAAACAAACGTTTATAAGATATGAACGTATTAACAACAACTTTAAGCCCTCAACCATTGGTTATCGTGCCACGTTCAACGACGTTCGACACTTTAATATTTACGGACGATAGCACAAACGACCCAGTAACAATCAATATAGATAGCGTGGTTGACAAAGATTATTACCAAATCTTAAACGTTGAATGCGCTTTAATAGAAAATAGGTTTTATAACGTTGAATTACTTAACAATGGAGATTTAATTTTTAGGGGTAAGGTGTTTTGCACCGACCAACCTATTGTAAGTTTCTCAGTTAATAACGGTCAATATGTAAGTAATGCGACAACAAACACTTTTATAGTTTATGAATAATTTTCACGTTATAAATTTAGCGAAATACGAACCACCTCAAGTAGTAGAATCCAAACGGGAAGATTGGGTTACTTACGGGGAGTCGAACTCTTATTTTAATTTTCTTATAGATAGATACAAAAACAGTACAACGAATAACGCAATTATAAACAATATAAGCCGTTTAATTTACGGCCGTGGGTTATTTGCCTTAGACGCTAATAGAAAGCCGAACGAGTACGCTCAAATGATGACTTTATTTAATCAAGACTGCTTACGAAAGTTATGTTTTGAATTAAAAGCGTTAGGGCAATGTGCAATACAAGTTCATTATGATAAATCGCATACAAAGATTTTAAAGACCTACCATATTCCAGTTCAATTATTAGCACCTGAAAAGTGCAATAAAGACGGAGAAATAGAGGCTTATTATTATTCAGATAATTGGGAAGACATTAAAAAGTTCCCACCTAAACGAATTAGTGCCTTTGGTTTTTCAAACGATGAAATAGAAATACTTTATATTCAGCCTTATTCTTTAGGAATGAAATATTTTAGTTACGTTGACTATCAAGGTGCTTTAAGCTATGCGTTATTAGAAGAAGAAGTTTCAAACTATTTAATTAATGAAGTTCAAAATTCATTCTCGGGAACAAAAATCGTAAACTTTAGCAACGGAATACCTACCCCCGAAATGCAGGACGAAATAAGCCAACAAGTTTTAGGAAAGTTAACGGGTTCTAAAGGACGAAAAGTAATAGTAAGTTTCAACGACAATGTAGAAAACAAAACTACAGTTGAAGATATACCATTAAACGATGCCCCTGAGCATTACACTTATTTAAGTGAGGAATGTTTGCGTAAAATTATGTTAGGTCATAACGTAACTTCTCCGCTTCTTTTTGGTATTGCTTCGGGTAATGGGTTTAGTTCGAATGCTGATGAACTAAGGAACTCAAGTATATTGTTTGATAATATGGTTATAAAGCCGTTTCAAGACCTTTTAATAGCTTCTTTAGATAGAATATTAGCTTTTAACGGAATATCGCTTAAATTGGCTTTTAGAACGTTGCAGCCTTTAGAGTTTACGGACTTAGAAAACGTACAAACCGAAGAACAAGCAGCAGAAGAAACGGGAACGATGTTAAGCAAAGATTCAGTAATAGCGCAAGCGTTAATTGATTTAGGCGAAGACGCTCAAGAAAACTGGGTTTTAATTGACGATTACGAAGTAGACTACGAACAAGAAGACGAAGCGGACAAAGAAATAGAAGCCTTAAACAAACCTAAACAAAGTTTACTAAGTAAATTGGTTAATTTGGTTTCAACAGGAACTGCAAACCCAAGGGCAAAAAGTGAACAAGACGAAGTTATAGAAGGTATTAAGTTTATAACTCGATATTCTTACGACGGAGAAATAAGAGAAAATAGCCGTGAGTTTTGTAAAAAAATGATTTCAGCTAACAAACTTTATAGAAAAGAAGATATTTTAAGAATGTCAAATCAAGTAGTTAACGAGGGTTGGGGTCCTGAGGGAATCGACCTTTATTCTATTTGGTTATATAAGGGCGGTGGTTCGTGTCATCATTTATGGAGAAGAAAAACGTTTGTAGCGTTTGACGAAAAGACGGGAATCGACCCATTAAGCCCAAAAGCTAAAACAATTTCAACTACAAAAGCTGAAAAGGCAGGTTATAGAATACGAAATAACAATTTAGTTGCTATGCGTCCAAAGGATATGCCTTACGAAGGGTTTTTACCAACTAATAAACGTTTTAACTAATGGCTGAAATACTTTTTATTACAAGAGATGACATAGTTCGTTACACGGCTTTAAATGGCAACGTAGACACGGACAAATTTATTCAGTTTATTAAGATTGCTCAAGACGTTCAAATAGAGAATTATTTAGGAACTAAATTAGTTGACAAGTTAAAACAACTAATCGAGGATAATGAAGTGAACGACGCAGGAAACGAAAATTATAAGTTCTTATTAGAAGGTCACGTTAAATGGATGTTGATTTATTGGGCGATGTTTGAATATATGCCGAACGCTGCCTATACAATAGCAAACAAAGGAGTTTATAAACATTCAAGTGAAAACGCTGAAAATGTAGAAAAAAACGAAGTAGACTATTTAAGAGATTATTACAAAACTTTAGCGGATAGATACACTTCAAGATATTTAGACTACATAACAAATAATTCTGCATTATTCCCTGAGTACGACGCAAACGAACCAGGAGACGTTTACCCAAGTGATAATATTAATTACGGTGGTTGGATTTTATGAAAACATACAAACCAAAAAAGGAAAATATAGAGAAGTTACTCGTTTATTTAAATAAGGTCAATGGCAAAAGTAAAGATATCGGAACTAACAGCAAAGGGAAGTAGTTTAGCACAAACTGATTTAATACCTATTGCTGAGGTTTTAGGGGGTGGTTACGTTACTAAAAGAGTAAACGGAAACAATGTTAATTATCGTGTTTTTGCTCAAACAGCAAACAGCACAACGATAACAGCAACGACAAGTGAACTAACGTTAATAGACGGCGGAGTAGGTTCGTTAACAGTTCCTGCAAATACATTTCAAGTTGGGGATTCTTTTCGTTTAGATATGGGCGGAGTAATGAGCGCACAAAACGGAAACACGATAACAATAAGATTAAAATCGGGTGCGGTTTCTTTAGGAAATTCGGGAGCGTTAACAATGCCGTCAATTACTAATCAAGTTTGGTATTTAACAACTACGTTTACAATTAGGGCTATCGGTGCTGCTGGGGTTGCTTCAATAGTTGCCTTGTCTCAGTTTCACGTTTTAAAAGCTGCTTCGGGAACTCAAGAGGGCTTTGCTTGGAATACGGTTAATTCAACAACGTTTAGTACTACGGTAAATAATACTTTAGATATAACAGCTCAGTTTAGTTCTAACAATGCTAACAATTCTATTTATTCAGATATTTTCACATTAAGTAAAACATATTAAAAAATTAAATTATGGCAAATGATATAGGTTGGGGAGAAGGAGCGTGTAACAACGATATAGGGTGGGGAGTTGCTCAAGAGTATTTTTCCTGTAGTGGTGTTAATCCAGTTGAAGTAACTATAGACCAAGTTTCACAAGGAACTGTTGAATCGGGAACAACATTAGATATAACATTAACAGACGGAACAAACCCCGTAACACCTACAACTTCTTCATTGTCTTCAAATGTTTTAACAATTGAGGTACCTGCGGCTACATCTGCTGTTGGAGCAACATTAATGAAAACAGGTCAATCAACAAGTTATAGAACGGGTGACGACGGAAATTTACGTGCAGGACGAGCAACTAATTTTACAACTTTAGCAAGTAATAATCCTTTCGGAAACACGAATAGATTTACGGATGAGTTAGGCGGTTCAACTTATAGTAATAATATTGTGATTGATTGGAGTACTTACGACGGTTCAACTGTTTTAGGTATTTCAAGAGTTGCAATAGCTACAGGTCAAAGTTGGAATACTGCTGTTGATAATTCACTTGCTTTTTCAGTTGGAACATTTACAAGCGGTTGGAGGTTAGCAAATATGAAAGAGATATTTAACTTAATGAATTTTGCTAATGACCAAAACAACTTGTTAAATTATTCACCTTTAAATTT